AACTTGCCGACATTCAACTTGTGAATTGTTCTTGTTGGTTTTGAGAATAGTTTTTTAATTGTTATCATACTATCTAATCTAACGGATTTCTAAATTCTGTCAAGTCTTTTTCGGAAAGATTTGCGATTTTTTTTAAAACATTTCTCGCCTTGCAAGGTGTTAGTCCACCGATTACGTCCATTGTAATTTTTGGGTGATAGACTAAGTTGCCGTCTTTAAGCAATGCAAGCTCGAAGCCATAAGACATATCGTGATTCACGATTGAAGCTCCGAAGCCGTTCGGAAACTTGAAAACCTTTTGCCACCCGTTGAGGTGTTTGACTTTGCGAAGCTCGCTTTCGTGAGCTTCGTCAAAGGTGATTTGATTAAATGTTTTTATTGTGTACATAGTGTGTTATAGTCTCCGTCTACTTGGTTAGGGTCAAAACTTTCGGAAGAGTCAACGACTTCGCCTCCAAAGTAAATTTTCCAATTAGGTTGTTTGAACGCATACTTGTAAGCATCGTTTAAACCTTTGCGAGATTTAAGAAAGAACTCGACATAGTATCTGTCGTTTCCTTGGTCGTCAGATTCAGTAGTGATTACTGAGTATTGAGATTTATTATTTGTTATTGTCATACTATAAAACATAAGGATTGATTCGGTAATGTCAACCCCTAAATGAAAAAAAAGTAAAAAAAATTTGCCCCTGCATAGCATACAAACCCCCCCATTTTTTAAAAAAACAGACAGTAAGAAAACACAAAACGCGCGGGGGGAGGGTTTTTTCAATCTCCCAGCCATTTTTCACAATACCAAATTACTTAGGTGCGAAAAAAATCGGACCACTAAAATAACCAACGGTTTTGTGGTCTGTTGTGTTTTTTGAGAAAACTTAAGTCGTGTTCCTCTCTATGGCAATTGCTACATAAAAGAACACATTTTTTTGCTTCTTCTTTAACCCTTTCCCACTTCCAACCCCTAAAGGTCTTAAAATTTGCATCTTTTTGTTTGGGGTTTATGTGATGTAACTCCAAAGCGGAGGCAGATCCGTGTTCTAAGCTGTATCCACAAAGCTTGCATTTACCACCTAGGTAATTAATTATTTTGATTTTTATTTCATCTTTTTTAGCTTTAGAATTGGCGTTGTGACAATCTTTGCAAGTTGATTTGTTTGTTTTACCACTTTTGTTGAGGACGTAAAACTTTGCGGGGTCTGTTTCCCCGCAGTGTTTACATAGGTGTGGTTTTATTTTAGCTGGCATGTAGTTCAGTAACTTTTCTAGAAAATGCTAATAATTCTTCATGAGTCATATTTGCTTTTGCTTGATTAGCTTGGGCGGATATAAGTTGTAGGTTATCAAGAGAATTAATTTCCTCAAATGTCATACCAAGTTCTTGACCTCGAGATCGTGGGACGATATGATCAATATGATAAGTGCCAGGTTCCCTAATATCTAAAAGTTTTCCAGTATATGTGCAGTAAAAGTATGGATTCTCCTCTGACAAGTTGTATTTTGCCAAGACATTCTTTTTATTTAGGTTTTTGTTTCTGATATATTTCATTTTTGAATTTTTATTTGTTTTGGATTGGGTGCAAGCAAATGTTTTTAGTTTGTTTGTTAGTTTTTTCATAGCTATACTCCAAGGAAACCTAGAAGTATTTTGGACGAAGGGTTTATTGCGATAGTTGCCAGCGGCAAATCTGCTAATATTGCGCATGAGGCTAGTTTCCCATGGTTGATATTTTTCTTTTCTATCTCTAACCTTTTGACTGGTTTTTGAGTTAAGATAGTAACTAACATTACTTTTGGCGCTTTTCTTACCCCAGACTATTAATGCGATCTGTTCGTGGGTCTTACCTTCCGCTTTTAGTTGTAAACATTGTTCTTTTTTAGTTTGCATACTATGGTAGTAACATAAAACTCGAACATGTCAAGTATTTTTTTAATTTTTATCCATTCCAATGACGAATTACGCCTGCAATAATGAAAAAACAAGTCAGCCACATAACAAATCTGTCTATAGCTCTACCATATAATGCAACTTTTGCTTGTTTAACAGTTAAAATTGGTAAATCGGGGGCTTCTTCGTCAGAATCGGCTATAGGATAATCAATAATTCTAGCTATTATTTTTTCTAGTTTGTTGTACTTCACGAGTTTTGCTCCAATCTATGGTGTCATAGTTGTCTTTGTACTTTTTGTCGTTGTAGCCCTTCTTGGGCGTCATTCCTTTACCCATTTAATTTTTCCCTAATTAATTGTTTTGATTTTTCTAAGGCGGTAGATCTAGAGACAAACGCATTGATGGATTTTTCCTCTGTATGTGATTTGTGCCTTTGATACGCCCAAGCGGTTTCACTTATGAGCATTTCTAAAACGGTTTCAATTTTTTTGTTTATTTCGTCCATTTTATATAATAAAAAGAGCCGCCCCTAATTCAAGAGACGGCTCTGCTAATTTTCTATTTAATTTGCTTGGCTTTACGCCATGCTGTACGGTGATAAGATATCCAATCCATAAGAGCTTTTTCAAAACCGATGTCTTCACCAGCCTTTTCCGATTCGAGCCACTTATGTTTTTCTATCTCATCACGTTCTGCCATGTATTGTTTAAAAACAGAATTCTTATTCACTAGATCTCTAGTTTGTAGTCCATCTGTTAGTGCATAATATAACCAAGCGCTTGCTTTATCTGGATACATCATAACAATATATATTACAGTTATATCGGCAAAAAATTACAATAATTATGTCACAAAAGTGTAAATAATGTCAAATGGCCAAAAAAAATGATCTCACCCCAGAACAAGCGCAAGAAATAATAAAAAAATTTTGCGAACCACCTTATAACGCTGAAGAAATCAGATTAAAGGATGAGGTGCGTCTTGTGCTGAAAGGAGAAGGCGGAGGTTACGAAGACGACGATGATGAAGAAGAAGAGGGTGACAGCCCCCAAAATAACGGAGCTACCGAAAATGCGACAGCTCAAGCCACTCAGTCTCAAGGATCGTCTGTTATTGAGAATGCCCAGCAATATGCTGGAGAAATTATTGCTAATGTGCAAAGTTTAGGTGCCGCTGGGAGTGTTGCCTTAAGTTCAGCTACATATTTCCAAGCTGAGACTGTTGTTGAATCTTCCCACGATATTGTGGCAATTGTAGATATGGTTGAAGAAGATTATGATATGACTTTACAAAATTACTTTGTTGAAACGACAGCTACATTTTTAGATGATGTATCAGATGTAATTCCGATTGTGGAAAAAGCTGCTGACGCTTTATACAATGTTTCTGACAATATGGAAACTAAAGCAGAGCGTGTGGAAAGACAAGAAGTGGAAGCAGAACAAAAAGCAGCAGAACAAGAAGCTAAACAAGCAGAGAAAGCTGAAGCGGAAGCAGAAAAGCAAGCAGAGCGCCAAGCTGAGAAGGAACAACGTCAACAAGAGCGTCAAGAAGCTAAAGAACAGCGACAAGCTGAAAAAGAAGCTAAGTCAGAGCAAAAGGCAGAAGAACCTAAACAAGAGCAAAAATCCGAAGAGAAATCTGAACAAAAATCAGAAGAACCCAAGCAAGAAGCTCAAGAAGAACAAAAACAAGAGCCAAAAGCTGAAGAGCCTAAATCAGAACCTCAAGCCGAAGAACCGAAGTCTGAACCAAAAGCCGAACCACAAGCTGAACCCCAGGCTGAGACACCAATACCAGAAACTCCTGTTGACAACGATCCAGTAGATGAAATAAAACCACATTCAAATGTGGGAGACACTAATGATGGAGGATTTGACTTCCCGAAAGTAGAAACACCATTTTTAGATGATACTAGTGTGAGACCAGTTTCCCCAGTCGCAGGAAATGCAAACGTATCACCAGCAACATAAAAAGGGTGGAAAATATCAGTCTTAGTGTAAAATAGTTTATGTCATCTTTTCACCTACATGATATACAAAGAAAAACTGGTAAGTTTATCAGAAAATTCGGCACACACGACGATATAGATGGTGATGTAACAAGTGAAGCTATATGGAGTTATGGTGATGTTGCTGGAGATTATGTTTTCCCAAGTGACTCTGGAGAAACAATGTATATTTCTAGTAGTAACGCATTAGATACAATGCCTGTTACAATTCAAGGTTTAGATGAAAATTTTCAAGAAAAAAGTCAAACAGTAATATTAACTGGACAAACTAGAATAACACTTGATGGAAAATGGTCTCGCATTAATCGTGCATTTAATGATGATACTAATGACATAGCTGGCAATGTGTTTGTTTATACAAATGGTGCAAATACAGACGGAACGCCAGATACAGCAAGCACAGTAAAAGCGATTATTGAAAATGGACACAACCAAACACTGCAAGCAATTTATTCAGTGCCAGAAAGTAGTTTATTTCATCTTTCCTCATACCATGTTTCTTGTGATGCTCAAGCGCCAAATACTACAGCTAACTTAACAATAACATTAATGGTTAGAAGAAAGGGCTCTGTATTTAGAACTCAAGAAATTATTGCCGTATCAAACCAAGCTCCATCAATCGTAAAATTTGATATGCCTATAGCTATACCAGGTTGTAGCGACGTAATGTTCAAAGTAACTTCAGCTACAAATAATAATATGCACGTTCATTGTGTATTTGAAGGAATGTTACTATAATCAAGTGTAAAGTAAGATATGATTCAAGAAATCTTATCTAAATCTTCTGGCGAGCTTTTTAAGATGGCGTTGTCAATTATCGGTATTACTTGCTTAATTTTGCATATTTTGCCCAAAAGTGAGAAAAAGTCTGGGTTTTTTGGATTCATACAAGAAATAATGAAATTTTTTAAAGCCAAGAAATGAAAAAACTGTTTACTACTCTCCTTTTACTACTACCACTAGTTCTTAATTCTGCCGTCATTGACTTTACTGGCGGAACCGTCATTTTCGGTGACGAAACATTGGAAAATCAAACGACCAACGGTCAACAACTTTTTAGTGCCGTATCACGCTATGAAGAAAATGGCTTCTTTTTAGAATATGTCTTGACTGAAGGCTCAACATATGACTGGAGTCAAACCATTGGTAATTACTATGGTGAATCAGAACCAAATGATGTTATTCATGGTCATTGGCCAAACCAAGATGGAAATGGTTTAGACTATATAAAAATTGGTAAAATTGATGGAAGTTTTTTTGATTTGGAATATTTTGCATTGACATCCAATACTGAAATCGGTGGAGGACACGCAACTGGAAATGAAAAAGTTTACATTCAAGGATTTAAGAGTAATAATAGAGCTTTATGGGAAACAGAAAAATATTTAATTCCTGGTAACAATTGGGGTGTTGATGAAACATATAATGTATTTTTAGGAGATGACTTTAATGAAATTGAATGGGCTACAATAACTGGCAGTGATGCATTTTGTTTTGGAATGGATCAATTCACCTTTGACGAAATTGCAGAAGCCATAGGAAACAATGGAATTAATTTAACAACAGGTGAAACAGGGCCTAGTATTCCAGAGCCTTCAACGTATTCTCTTTTTATTGGATTTTGTGTATTTTTATATGTAGCAATACGTAAAAGAAATGGCAATCAAAAAGACATACGATGATTATAAACAGGCCGCACCAACAGTGCCTGGGCCAACTTGCAAATACATAGATCATGTAATAGATATTCTTATTGAGGAAGTCAAACCAATGATTCCCGCAAAAGACAAACCTCACTATTTGGAGGTTTTACATGTACTTAAAAATCAAATGGAATACATAAGAGAATCCAACAGAAAATTACGCGACTCCTCTAAATACTGGAATGATGTCTCAAAACGCTTATAATAAGTGTAAAAATACTTATGTATAATGGTTCTGAGGAAGTTTTTTTGGAAATAGATAATCATTTTTTATCTGGATTATCTAATGTTGCCTTTTCTCATAGTAGACAAGAATCTAGTAACTTATTATTAGTTAGTGGTGCAAGAAAAATACACAGACGAGAAACCGCAGCTCCATCTGTCACTTGTACTTTTGATAGAACTTACATGAACCAAGATTATGTAAAAACGCTAACAGGTCGCTCAAGTATCACTGGTACTTTTAGATACGGAACTGGTCTATTAGATTTTGACAATGCGGTCATATCAAAGTACAGCGTATCAGTATCACCAGAATCATTACCCAAAACAAGTGTGACTATGGATATATATGGTTTATTAAAACCAGCATTAAGGACAACTCGTCGTGGCGATTCCAGTACTGATGATGATGATAAATTTAGATATATAAGCGGATATGACCCCTACAAAATTGAAAAATTAAGTCCAACTGGCATAAGTTTAAATTATGATAATAAAACCTCGCCAGTTCAATCATTTAATTATACAGCTAGTTTTAAATTTATACCCACCTACGAAATCCTTTCAAATGTAAGAGACACTACAGATGGTCGCCCAGAATTTACAAATAGATTTTCAGCTACGACAGTAAAGTTATTAAATCCAATTAATATTCAAACCTCTGCAACTTTAGAATTGTTAGAGCCAGAATTTGAAAATATTACAGGATTAATTGGAACAGAAGATAATCAATTTTATTTGACAGATCTTCAGGGGGGAGAGTATTATCCAAACGCAAGAGATATTCAATTTTCAATTAAAGGCGAAAGTGGCAATGTGTTAGATGAGTTCCCAATACCTCAAGCCATGTTGCAATCACAAAACATGTCAATAACGACAAATGACACGGTTAAGTTAAGTTTGTCTCACTTAGGTTACATGTTTGCTGATTATTAAGTGTAAAAAAGCCAAATTAGATTTACTATTAGATATGGTTAAGTTTTGCTCTGAATGTGGTACAAAAGTTGAATATAAATTCAGCCCTCCTAAATTTTGCTCTAATTGTGGAGCTCCAATGGGAGGAACAAAAGTAGAAAGACCTTCGACACAACGTCAAGAAATTTCTAGAACAAACAAAATACAAGCTGTTAGCGATAGTGAAACAGACGCTGAATATGTTCCAGACATTTCTAAGCTAGAATACGAAATTGATACTTATGGTAGTCAATATAATCAAACCATCGGATCTTTGGGCGGAAAAAGTATGCCCAAAAGAAGAAAGATAGTTAAAAGAGATATTGATGACTTTAGGTAAAAAATGTTTAGATTTGAAGACAAGTTACAAGAGATAGAACGAGCTCTTGAGAAAAAACGTAACAAGTGGGATTTGGATGCAGTCCCATATGTTGATTATGATGATATTAAACAGATTATCATGACCCACATTTATAAAAAGTGGCATTTGTGGGATCAAACAAAACCAATAGAACCTTGGTTAAGTAGAGTTGTATCAAATCAATTTAAAAACCTTTTAAGAAACCACTATGGTAATTTTGTAAGACCTTGCCTAAAATGCCCGTTTAATCTTGGTGGAGATCATTGCCAGAAAACAAAAAGCCAAATACAAGACAACACTTGTGAAGAGTTTGCGTATTGGGAAAAAAGAAAAAAAGCCGCTTACGATATAAAACTAGCTGTTACAATAGAGAACCACACAAACGAAATACACGAAAGGGAAGATAATAATCTAGATTTAGAAGAAGCAACAGAAAGAATATCAATAGAACTAAAACCTCAACTTACGCCCAAACAATATCAAGCATTTAGAATGTTATTTATAGAAAACCACCCAGAAGAAAAAGTTGCGGTGTTTTTAGGATACAAATCAAACGAAAAGAAAAGATCGGCTGGGTACAAGCAAATTAAAAACCTCAAAAAAATCTTTCAATTAAAAGTAAAAGAAATACTAAGAAACAAGGACATAATATGAGCGAATTAACAGAAGAACAAAAAGCCCAAATTTTAGAAGAGTTTCAAAAGAACCCCAACATCATTGACATCACAAAGATTATATTCAATGATGATAGTTTAGATGGGCGATCAAAGGAAGGTCGAGCGGTTACAAAGTATTTAGCCGAAAACGGTCTAAAAGCGCAAACCACCAAACATAAAAAAGTTGAGTCAGTAGAATTAACACAAGAACAAGAAAACATTATAGAACAAAGACTTGATGCAGGTTGGTCGTCTTTACAAATAGCAAAGGAATTATTTGGCAATTCTATTAGAAATTTAAGCAAAGAACAAAGAACTGTTCATGAGTATATTTTAACATTGGGTAGAGAGGCTCCACCAGAAGAAGAGGCGCCTTCTTACGTAGCCCCACATGCTATTTCAAGAATAATTAAAAAAATTAATGATTCTACTGGATACGGTTTGGAAGAAGGTAAGATGTCAAGACATCAAATGGTTTGTTGTGAAAAACTAAGAACTAATTTAAATAACTCTAGGTTTGTAGCTATTGTAAATAATTATACAAGTCTTCGAGACAAAGAATTGTTTGAACAAGAATTTATACGTTTAACTTGGGATAAGCCAGACTTAACACCAGACGAATTAAATCTTTACATGAATGTGTGCAAAGAAATAATTAACTTAGAATTAATTACCTCACATTTACAAAAACTCAACGACATGTTTGAGTCTGCTGATGACCAGGATGAAATGACTGTAAGGTTAGCTGAAATTATTAAAGCAAAAAGTTCTGAGTACCATCAGTGTGAAAGCCGTATTGAAAACTTAACTAAAAAGCTACAAGGAGATCGTGGAGAAAGAATGAAGAATAAAGCAAAAGAAACTGCTTCATTTTTATCCATTGTGCAACTCTTCCAAGAAGAAGAAGAACGAAAAAATATGGTTCGTATTGCAGAAATGCAAAAAGAGTTGATTAAAGATGAAGCTCAAAGACTAGAGGGTATGGCGGCTTGGAAAGCTAGAGTTTTAGGTATAAGTGTTGATGATGTCTTATAAATGCAAAGAGTGCGGAGCAGAGTTTGAATCCGAAAAAGCGTTACACGCCCATCTCAAGGCGCATAAGATGTATGTGGCTGATTACTATGTAAAACATTATCCACGCTTTAATAAACTCAACGGAAACCCTTTACCCTTTAAAAACAAAGATGAGTATTTCCAAAACGACTTTACCACAAGAGCTCAATTAATCAAATGGTGTGAAACGGCTGACCAGGGTGAAGTAAAAGATTATATTGTCAAGGTGGCAAAAGATAGGATAAAAATTAAAAAATATAAATTTATGCCATGTCACTTAGAGTTGGAAAATAGACAATTACCAGGTATAGATATATATAAAAAGCATTTTGGCACCCTCTCTCAAGCTTGTGAAGCTATTGGTGCAAAACCAATATTCTACAAAGGTTTGACCCCAGAATTTTACAATGATTTTAACGAAGAAATTATTATTGATACTCGTGAGCAAAAGCCATTAAAATTTCCAAAGTCTAAAATAATGAAATTAGATTTTGGGGATTATACACTGGCTGGAGATAAATTCAGCAATACATATGTAGATAGAAAAAGTGCGACAGACTTTTTAGGAACATTCGGAGCAGGTTACGAAAGATTTAGAAGAGAAATGGAAAGATGCAAAGATATAAATGGATACATGTATATAGTTGTAGAAAAGTCTTTAGAAAATGTAAAAAAAGAATTATATTTTCAAGCAAAGCGTGGCAGACGTGCTCCAAGGTTAGATTGGATTGTTTCTAACTTAATTAAGATACAACATGAGTTCGCTGACAATTGCCAGTTTGTATTTACTGATAGTAGAGCGCAAAGTGAAACACTTATACCAAAACTTTTGGTATTGGGTAAGAAACTTTGGAAAACAGATTTACAATATTATATAGATAAAGAAAATGTCTTGGGAAGCGGGAAATCAGAAACCTCTCAATAGAGAGGATGTTAATAAACAAGTATTAGAACTTGAAGGATACCTTGAGGATAACAAGGCGAAGTATTGGCTGTACAAATTTTTAAAAGAAAACATTACTTTTACGACACAATTGCTCACTGGTATAGAATTATTCCCATTTCAACATATGGCTGTAAAGGCCATGATGGAGAATGATTACTTTTTGGGCATATGGTCTCGTGGTATGTCAAAATCCTTTTCTACGGGTATTTTTGCGCTGTTGGACGCTATGCTGAACCAAGGGGTACATATTGGGATCATATCTAAGTCGTTTCGTCAGTCTAAGATGATATTTCGCAAGATAGAAGATATAGCTTCTGATAGTAAAGCAGAACTATTCCAACAGTGTATTGGTAAAGTAACAAAGTCCAATGATGAATGGTCCATGCAAATTGGCAAGAGTCGTATAACAGCTTTACCTTTGGGTGATGGTGAAAAACTTCGTGGTTTTCGTTTCCAAAGAATTATTGTGGACGAGTTGTTATTGATGCCAGAGAAAATTTATAATGAGGTTATCATGCCGTTCTTGGCTGTTGTAGAAAATCCAACAGAGCGTCAAAAAGTCAGAGATGCGGAAGACCAGATGATAAAAGCTGGTAAAATGAAAGAAGAGGACAGAACTGAGTGGCCAAGTAATAAAATGATTGGATTATCCTCTGCATCATACAAATTTGAATATTTGTATAAGTTATATCAAACATATGAGAATATGATTTTTAATCCTGGGGCAAAAAACCAAGGGCGTAGATGTGTGATGCAGTTTTCTTATGATGCCGCTCCAAAAGCTTTGTATGATGAAAATTTGATTACCCAAGCAAAAGGTTCTATGAGTCAATCCCAAATTGACCGAGAGTTTAATGCACAGTTTACAGATGATAGTGCTGGATACTTTAAAATTAGTAAAATGGCTGATTGCACTATTGTTGATGGTGAGTCCCCATGCGTTGAAGTAGCTGGAGAGCCCGACGCTGAATATATACTTGCTTTTGACCCCTCTTGGTCTGAATCTGAAACATCTGACGATTTTGCTATACAGGTTATCAAATTATTACCAGAACAAAAGAAAGGCGTTCTAGTGCATAGTTATGCTTTACCAGGCACAAATCTAAAAAAGCATATAACATACTTTAAGTATTTACTAGACCACTTTAACATTATTATGATTGTAGGGGACTACAATGGTGGTGTTCAGTTTATTAACTCTTGTAATGAAAGCGATCTATTTATAAAAGAAAAAATAAACATAGGTTGTTTTGAGGCCGATTTTAATAATCCACAGAATTATCATGATGACTTAAGACAAGCACGTAGAAGTTATAATGTTAATCAAGGAGTAATATGTAATTTAAGAAAACCAACATCATCTTGGATTAGAACAGCTAACGAAATGTTGCAAACATCTTTTGATAGAAAGAAAATATACTTTGCCGCTTCAGCCATGGACGACAACTACTCTATGCAAAAAGCTAAAAAAATACCAATAAAAGACCTAAAGTTTTCTAAATATGAAGACGAAAAGAATGTTGGAGCTAAAATGATTGAATTTATAGAACATCAAAAAGATATGTTAGACTTAACAAAAGCAGAATGTGCACTTGTACAAGTCACAACATCTGCAGGAGGCAATCAAAACTTTGATTTACCACCAAACCTAAAGAGACAAAAGGGCGCAGATAAGCCAAGAAAAGACTCCTATTCCGCCTTAGTACTAGGTAACTGGGGAATGAACATATATTACGACATGATGGAGACTCCGCCAGAAAATAATCAAACCTTTACTCCAATGTTTATATAGAAAAGTTGTCAAAGTTACTTTAACTTTGTGTAAAGAACTTTATAATAAACTGATATGCCTAGAAAATATACAAAAAAATCAAGCTATTGGAAAAAATTTGACAAACAATCCGTAGCCAATGAAAGTCAACCTGCTCAAATCAGCATTGACCCAATTTCAGCTGGAACACCTTATCACGTTTCCGAAGCTTCATACGGCAGAAATGGTTCTGCTGGAAATTTATCACAAACCACAACAAATACAAGAGTTAATAGATCTGCGCTTTCTGCACCAATTAATCGTTATAGTCAAATTAGGGGTGGCATGTTGCCTTTTGAGATTTCTGCTGACGGCATAAATGTAAGAGAAGCTATAGAACTTTGTCAAAAAGCTTATACAACTGTACCTATTTTTAG